ATTCCGATCGGGCAGTCGACCTGGGTTCCAGACAACGACAACGAGGCGATCATTACCGGCTTCGTCAACCGCATCTATCAGGTCTCGGTGCTGTCGACCAACGCCCCCGAACGCGACTTCCTCCGTGACGCTTTGATCGCGGTTTTCAAGATGTTCGTCGGCGCGATCCTCTCGCCCTCGGGCAAGGACGTGATCCATTCTTTCCAGGTCGCATCGGGTTCGGTGGCCAAGGATACCGAAGGCAAAGCGCCGGGTTTTTACTATGCCGACTGCATGCTCCATTTCACCGGAACGATGAATATTCAGGTCTCGACCGACTATGGGTTGATCGAGCATATCGACTTCACGGCCTACTCCCAATCTGAAATTACAGCTCACGTAATTGTACCCCTGGAGACCTAATCCCAGGGCCGCGAACCGCGCGGTATAGGCTGAATTTTCCCCTTCCCCCTAGTATGCGCCAGCTCAGCGTGAAACCCGGGTTTGGGGCATGTCCTTCAACGACGATTTTCCAGTTCCTCTAACGACGTACACCAGGAAACTGGTCGGTACGAACGATGAGGTCTGGAGCCGGTTCCTCGCGCTTAGCCATGGCAACGAACGTCACACCGAGGCCGGCTGGCACAAGCTGCTGGTGGCATATCGGGACGGAGACGGCCTACCCCCTTCATCCGCTCCTTCGGGTAGCGGCCGGACTGCCAAGGCAGGGAAGTAACCATGGCCAACATGAACGTGCCGTTTGGCGGCTCGACCCTTATCGTCCCCGGCGCCTATGCGAACGACAGCGTTGCTGCGGCGCTGCCCACCACGCCACCGGCGACGCCGCCGCTGATCTTCCTCGGCTACGGCTACTGCCAGCCGTTCACGCCGGTAACCTACCAGTCGGCGGCAACGCTCCAGGCTGCTCTGCGGGGCGGCCCCGCGACCGACTACATCAACTTCATCTACAATCCGTCGACCCAGCTCCAGGGCGCGCAGCAGGTCACCTTCATCGAATGCGGCACGAATACCCAGTCGGCCGCCGCGCTGAATGCCAGCGGCTCCGTTCAGGTCATTCTGCTGCGGTCCGGCAATTACGGGCTCCCCTCGAACCTTCTCCAGCGCCAGGTGCAGTCCGGCACTTCGGCCGGCGCGAAGATCACGCTCTATGACGGCTACAGCCAGGCGACCGTAGTAGGCGATAATCTCGGCGTTCCGTTCACGCTGAGCTACCTCGGCGCTGCTACCGGCGTCACCTATTCGGTGATCGTTACGGGCGGCGCAGCTACCGCGTTGACCACCAACAGCACCGCTTCGGGAGAGTCGTTGAACATCCCGCTGGGCGCCGGCCAATTCTCGACGGTGTCGCAGGTGGTGCAGTACCTCAACGGCACCAGTGCGTGGAGCGCGCAGGTCCTTTCGACAACCAACGGCGCGCTTCCCTCCTCATCGCTCGACGCAGCGGCAAACATCCCGATGGCTTCCGGCGGTGGCACATCCGGCGTGACCGCGATCCTCGGCGATCCCGTTTATTGGGTCAACAACCTGACCGGCGGCCTCGCCACGGCCTCCATCGTGAGCGGCATCACGTCCAGTGTGTCGGCCGCGCTTGTGCCGACGGTCATGTCGCCGTTCTCGGGCGCCACGAGCACGCCGCCGACACTGGCCAACTACGCATCGGGCTTCAACGTCGCGCTTACGGTTCAGGGCTGGGCCGTGTTCGCCGATAGCAACGCCTCCGGCGTGGTCGCCCTGGGCGTTCAGCATGTCCAGACGGCTGGTACGCCCGCGCAGGGCAAGTGGCGCCGGTTCTTCACCGGCTCGTCGATCGGCGACAGTGTCGCTCAGGCGGTGTCCCGCTCGCAGCAGATGAATTCGATCTATGGCGAGAACGTGTACCCGGGCATCTGGCGCACCTCGACCACGACGGGCCTGAACGTTCTTTATGACGGCCTGCACGCGGCAGCCGCTGCCGCCGGCATGTCGACGGGCAATCCGCCGGCGACGCCGCTCACCAACAAGGCCCTGCTGGGCAACGGCGTGGAGGTCAACCTTACGGTCGACCAGATCAACACGCTGCAGCAGGCCGGCGTTATGCCGATCTGGATATCGCCGCAGACCGGCGTGCCGACGATCGTTTCCGATTTCACGACCTGGCAGGTGGACGCCAACCCGGAGAACGTGTTCGCGCAGCAAGTCGCCTGCCGCAACTTCCTCGAATACGGGATGGTCACGACGATGCAGCCGTATGTCGGCTCGATCGCCGCCCCGACCAACGAGACGGTGATCACCAATGCCGCGATCTCTTACCTGAACAATTCGGTGTGGTCGCCCAATCGCTCGAACGGCGTGCTGGCGGCATGGGACAGCAGTTCGCTGCAGCTCATCTTCACCGGCGCTCAGCAGCTCGCCGCCATCGCCGTCAACGTCATCTACGTCGGCCAGAACCGCTTCATCACGACGACCTTCAACGTGCAGCCGCTCAACATCGTTGTTGTGGGCTCCACGCCGGCCGCGACGATCCTCTAAGGAGACCTTGAATGCCCGGCTTTAATGCAAAGCAGTTGGCCTACAAGGTCCAAAATGCCAACGAAGTAATTATCTTGATCGGCGACCAGCAGATTGCTTTCGCCCAGACGGTTACTCATTCCTTCGACTTCGGCACTGAGGGCTTGTACGGCATCGGCACGGCGAAGCCACAGGAAATCCAGCAGCTCAAGAACGCGCCGACGATCACGGTCGATAATTTCGCACTGTCCGCGCTCGGCAACAAGCTGACCCAGAATGGTCAGAACCTGGCGCTGCTCCTGGGCAACAACGCGTTCAACATCTGCATCGTGGACGGCAACACGCAGTCAGCCGTGCTGACCTATGTCGGCGCCGTGGCACAGAACTTCAACGAGACGATCGGCGCGAACCGCCCGGTGACCGATGCGATCACCTTCATGGCGCTCGATGTCCTCGACCCCGACGGTGATTCGATCCTCGACGGCCAGAACGCGATCCTGGTGTAAGGCATATGACCGATCTGCTGCAGAAGACCGTCATTGTTACAGGCCTCAAGGGCGACACCTACACGTTCCGCATGCCGACGCTCTTCGATGAGTTTCGGATCGCGGCCCGCATGAAGGAAATCCGCGCGAAGACCGATCCGACGTGGAACGGCACCATGGACGGCCTGGACGACATGGCCATGTGGAGCATGCGCGCCTGCGCGACGTTCGACATGCAGCTCGAAAGCGCATCGGTTCGCTGGTGCTTCAGCGAGACGAAGGACGGCGGCCCAAAGATCGACTCCGAGAAGTTCGCGCCTGACCGCATTTTCGAGGTCCATGCCGTCTATCGGGGGTATTCCGACCAGGTGACGCGATTTCGTGCGGAATGGCTTGCCGACGAAGACACCGCTGGCACAGAAGGTGTGGCGGGCGAGCCAAATTCTGGGGATGTCCCCGTTCAGCCGTGACCTCCTAAATCACACGGAGGCCGAACTGGACTTCATCCTTGAGATGTACGCGGCCGACCACCCCGAGAAATTCAAGTTCACCCGGCCTGGCGAGGAGCAGCGCTCGAAAGCGGAAGTTCGCGCGGCTTGGGATCGTGTACTGACCGGCGCGGCGCAGAGCCATGCGCTGCCGAAAATGCCCCTGGCCAAGCTCAAGAAGTATTCGGAGACGCTGGGCACGGCGTTGAGCCAGGTGCAGCAGAACGAGGCGAACAATGCCTGAAATCAAGGTCACCGGCCAAACCCCGACGCCGAAGGAACCAACCAGCAATAAGGGCGTCTATTCGCCTGCTGACATTCAGAAGGCTGTCGCCGACGGGCAGAAGGCGCGGCGGGCTGCTCAGGAAACAGCCGATTTCTTTGCGGGGTTCGGCTCCGGCACGCGCGACGCGATGGAGAAGGTCGCGAAGGCCGCTAAGGACGCGGCGAAGCAGATCGAGAACGCGGCGAAGAAGGCCGTAGCGGACGCAAAAAAAGCAGCGGATGACGCTGCCAGGGCACAAAAGCAGGCGGCTAACGAACTTGCTGCCGCCAACAAAAAACTGTTCACCGCGTTCGGCAAGACGACGGCCGACGCGATGAAGCAGGCTATGGCGGCCAACAAGGCTGATGCCGAAGCCCAGCAAAAGATGTTCGCCGGGATCGGCAAGACGACCACCGCCGCGATGAAAAAAGCGGTGGCCGCGAACAAGGCGGATGCCGAGAGCGCGGTGAAGCAAAAGAAGGCCGAGGAGAGTGCAGCTAAGGCGGCGCAGAAGGCCCAGGACGACCTGTTTGCGTCGATCGGCAAGAAGACGGTTGCTGCTGTCGAGCAGGCCCAGAAGCTGAACAAGCAAGAGGAGCAGGCAGCGAAGGCCGAGGCGAAGGCTAAGAAGCAGGCCGCCCGCGAGCAGCAAAAGCAGTTTGACGACGCGTTTAAGCAGGCGGGGCTGCGCACGAAGATTGCCATGAAGATGGCACAACGCCAGAACGCGGCCGACGAGAATGCAGCGCGGAGCGAGGAGCAGGCGCGGGCTAACGAAAAGGCGGGACGACTGCGCGGCTACGAGCGCTTGGCGCGCACCACCGCGCTCGTCGCGGCGGGCGCCCACGGCGATTTTGAAGGGGTGGCGGCGGGCGTTGGCGGCGGCATCGGAGGCCTATTCGGTGGCACGGTCGGAGCCCAGATCGGTGAAGTGGTCGGTGAGGTCGCCGCAAAGTTCATCAAAGCGGCTATCGCGCTGCCGATGCTCCCCGGCCAGCTCTATAATCAGTATCTCGGTGCTTCTGCCCCCTGGACTTCGTTGCAGCGGAG